ATCATCATCTTCTTCGTAATCCTCATCCTCATCTTCCTCTTCACCTGCTTGGCCGCTTGATTTTACCAAACTACTAACCAAGTCTTGATACTCTTTCGAGCTTGCGAAGCTAGGATCCATGCTAGCTAAAGCTTCGATTTGTCTTAGTTGTTCCTGCATTTCTGGCTCTAAGTTCTCAACCACTGGCTGATTCATTAGTTCCTGGGATGCATTCTCAAACTCTTGTTCGAAATTGTTATCCATAAATATATATTTGGGTCAAATTTAACAAATTATTGAATACCTTGATTTTTAATGATGTCTCTTTCAGTCTTAGCGCCTTCTTTTAAAGCTATTTTTTCCATTTCTTGTTCATGCTGTAAATCCAACATTCCAATTTGTTCTGCTTTTTGCTGCTCTTGAGCTTGTTGCATTTGAGCCATCATATCAGCTTGCATAGCTTGTCCTTTAGCCATTCCTTCGTTAGCTGCTTTATCAGCTTGCTGTTGAGCCATCATCTTGTCTCTGCTATATTTACGTAAGGCATCAGCAACTAAATCTGGACTAGCTCTATTAAATAGATTAGCAAAGATTACTTGGTCAATTAATCCAGCTTGCAACAATGTAAATAACAACTGATTTGCAGCATTTACTCCTTGCTCTGGAGTTTCAGAACGCTTAATGAAGATTCTGTAATCTTGCATTAAATGGTCTTTAGTAATTTCTATACGAGACATTCCTTCATCGCCAACCATAATAGCTAGCTTACGTGGATTATCATGATAGATTGCTTTACCTACAGTTGCCATGTGTTCGTATGCTTGACGCAAGATAGAAGTCAATGCCCAATAGAATGGTTCTTGAACTAGTGATCCCCTTTGAATCTGTGCTTCAATAACACCAACTAATACATCACTTCCACCTTGAGTTCCTGTCATAGCCTCGTTAACACCAGTAACATCTTGAATAGACTGCTGAACAGATTGAATAACTTGGAATAATTGTAGCGTTCCACTGCCTATGTTAGTTCCGTAAGTTCCAATAGCATTTTGAACTGAACCTACTCTATCTGTATCAACAAAGATTGGTTTAGATGCATTGATGTTTCTTGTAATATCTGCCTCTCCATCTCTATCGTCTACAGCTGATTTAGAAATTACAGTTCCTGTTCCACGCATATTTGCCATTTGTGATTCTACAACAGAAAGTGTTCTGTTTAAGAAACGCTGTGGATCAATTACATCATCTAATGGAGTCAATATTTCACCTCTATCGTAGATGTATGTGTAACACTTATATGGGAACTTAACATTTGCAGGATCATAAAGATTCTTCTCTTGATATGGTAATATTCCATATTCTAAGATAATATCTCCATTACCATGCCCAATCTCTTCTTGTGGAATGATAATACAATAACGGATAATATCAACATAGATGGTTTGTTTTTTCTTGTCCCCCATCTCCTCTTTATGCTTTTCCGTTACAGGTTCAATTAAATCTTTATCCGTATACTCAGAAGTTGCATCATTTATCATCGTGTAGTATGGATAACCATATTCATCCATTACCCAACCGTATTCTCTTTTCTCAACATCTTTCCAATACACTTCATAAACAGGAACCTTTCCACCAGGGATGGTGTAGATACCATTTACAATTTTATGCATTGAGTTCTGAGTATTGGAATTGGAATAGCTTTCAATCAATTCTCTTTCCTCTTGAGTTATCTTAGGATACTTCTCAAAGATACTTGGAGAATCCATGTAGTACCAGTCATGCATAAACTCAGCGTCAGATAAATCTGGCTTCTTAGCAGACATATCCCACCCAAAGAACAATGGGTTTACTGATTCAGCTACATAGTTATCTCCAGCCTCATAACCTTTGTAGATTCCTAATCCGCAGATAGCTAGGTTTCTAGTAATTTGAACTTTAAGCTCATCAATATTTATCTCATTAGAAATGAACTCAATCAGGTTATTTACATCTGTTTCGTAATTCTCAACGAATGTATTGTAGAATAATTCTTCTGTTTCTAATTCAGTATCTTCGATTGGAGCAAATTGCTTGATAATATCTTTGAAGAACGGCATAGCTTCTCCAACTTTCTGAAGAGCTTTAAGCTTAGCTAACTCTTCTTCTCTCTTATTGATTACAAAATCAGAAATACATTTAGCTTTAGCATCGTAGGATAAACGAATAGCATTTCCTACATACTGCTGAACCATTGGCTTGATTACGTTCTTAGTCCATTTCAATCGGTTACGAACATCTCCAGATTCATCTAGGAAGAAAGCCTCAATATCCTCATCAAATATCCACTGACCATCTTGACCTTTGTAGAATGACCAGTTTATTAAACATCTGTTTATAAATCTTCTGTAGATATAGTTACTCATAGAGGATAAACAGAACTTAGCATATTCTCTATGGTAGTGCTTGTCCTTCTTTGAAGTTAACTTATTGGGTCTGATACGACCCGTGCTAAACATATAACTCATATCACCTTAGTATGTCATTAATTCCTACAAGAACCTTCTTCTTAGTTTTTCTCTCAAGAGTTTTAACTCCGTAAGAAGACTCTAGTGTCTTTACCATGTCTGGTAGCTCAGAATAAACCTTTACTACCAAATCTGTATATTTCTTTTTCTCATCAATATCCATCGTAGCAAGAGTCTGTGAATCTAAAACAATCATGTCGTTTAGTATCTCAAACATATACTGGCTCATCAACTTTGCTCTAAGCCTATACTCTGGATTAAACGATTCCATCTTTTTGATTCCAGCTACAATTTCATCTGGTACGTTTCCTTCAATCATCTCAACCAAATCTTTTCTTTGATCGTAAATCTTTCCGTAAACTAGTTCCAATGCTTTATGCAGCCTTTCTCTCTTGTTGCTCAGTTTGTAGATAGGACTTGTTCTATTTCCTAACAACCAACAGAGTCTTAATTGTTTTGGCTGTAGCGACTTAAACTCGTCTACTTCAGCTAACTCTGGATATTCAATCCTTAAATCACCATCTCCCTCTAACCCAAAAATAGTAATCTCTACTTCTTTTTTCTCCATAAAATTATAAAAAAATAGGGTAGGCAATTTTATACCTACCCTACAAAGATAATTAAAAATTAATTAGACAGCAGGACATCCTAGGTAATCAGCTACTGGAGTATAAGCTCCGCTAAGTACGTTAGTCAATTTAGTAACTGTTGCAGCAGTACCAGCATCACCAGAGTTCAAATAAACGATAGCTTGAACTGGTAAAGCAACTTGAAGTCCGTTTACAATGTTGTTACGAATAAACTTTCTGTAAGTAATGATGTAACGATTGTAAGTTCCAGTAACCAAAGCAGAGTTAGGGATGTACTGAAGAACTTCATCAACAGTTCCAACAGGAGAAACCCATGCAGTAAAGTCAGCAACTGTAGCACCAGCAGGAGCAGTAACAGTCAATGGGCCAAATCCAGCAGCATCAGCTGTAACACGAACAACATCTCCAGCTTGAGATGTAGCAGAAAAATAAGCATTAACATCAGCGTTGATACGAGCTATAAAAGCAGCTTGTAACTCAGCAACTGTAGCAGTTCCGTCTGTAGAAACTATGTAAGTTCTAGTTCTGAATACAGCGTTAGACTCTGCGCCACCACCAAAGAAACTTTGAACATAAGGAGCTGAGATGGTCAATCGGTAAACTCCATTGTTTACGATTGTAACACCAGTTAAGTCTACATCTACTACGTTAGCTGTACCAGCAGCATAAGCATTGTAGTCAAAATTGATTAAGTCAGAAGCTTTAAGCACAAGAGCAGCAGCACCTGATTCGTCTTTAACAGTTAATACTCCGTTAGCTAATACAACATCTGTAGCAGCTACAGGCGTGTTTAACAATAATGCTGAATCCGCATTGATTGTTGGTAATTGAAAAGTAATCATAATAAATTGTTTTAATACACTGACTTTTGTCTGTGTGGTAGTTAATAAAATTTAACTTCACCTCACTGTGAATCTTTGGCAAAAATAACAAAATTTCTAATAGAAAATTTATGGGTTTGGGTTTGTTTCTTTTTTTTCTTTTCTTTTTGATTAAGTATATGTGAGTATATACGTAGTATATACGAATATATAGTTAATCTTTTCTTTCTTTCTTTTGGTTCTTTTCTTTCTTTCTTTCTTTTTCTTTTCTTTTTTTTCTTTATTTAATTTTTTTCTTGGAATTTTAAAAAATGTGTTTACCTTTGTGATGTGTTAGGACCACAAAAGACTTTTATTCGACTAAATAAACTAAGCCCCCTCTTCTCCATATCCTAACGCACTGAGGGGGTTTTTAAAATTATGATATGGAACACTTCAAAGTTGTGTGCGTAAACGACAAAGCAAAACCAGCTGATTACTTCGGTGAATGGATTGAAAAAGGAGAGGTATACACTGTTATCGATGCTAAATACTTAGCTAGACAACGAATGACTATTGGATACAAACTAGAAGAGATTTATATGTCTGCTGAATCCCCATATCAATACTTCTTATCCAATAGATTTAGACCGTATACAGATGAAGATGCTATGTTAGAATATGCATTAGAAGAATTATTAGAAGAAACTTACGAAGAAACATTGTAATGGTAGAGATATTCCAGGAATTAGAAAAGTTTAATGGCATCTCATTTAATGAAGAAGCTCATTTATATCATTATGATGGCCAATTATGTACTTCTGTTACTTCTGTTATTGGCAGATACAAAGAACCATTCGATACAGAAAAAATTGCAACTGCTTATGCTGTAAAAAGAGGACTTAGTGTATTTGATGTTATAGCAGATTGGGATGAAAAGAAGGTTGCTGCCTGCGATAAAGGAAGTCATGTACATAAATACGCTGAATTAAAGTTCGCCTGTAAGCAACATCAAGTTGATTCCACAGAAATGTCAGAAATATTACACAAATGCTTTAAAATTATTGACGCTTTCTACAATGATTCTAAGGGTAAGCTTATTCCTATACGTTCTGAGCTTGTAATAGGTGATAAACAACGTAGATTGTGCGGAATGATAGATCAATTATTCTACAATGTAAAGGCTAAGGAGTTTCAGATATGGGATTACAAGACAAACAAAGCTATAACAACGAAGAATGATTACAAAAAGCGAATGCTTAATGAATTGTGGCACTTAGATGAATGTGAGTTTAACACATACTCCTTACAATTAGGTCTTTATAAGAAAATTATTGAGGAGAATACCAATATTAAGATTGGAAGTTCATATATTTGTTGGGTGAACGAGGTAAATGACACGTATAAGCCAATGAAAGTAGCGAATATGGACAGCGAAATAAATAAAATCTGGTCCGCATTAGCTGCATGAGTACCTCGTCTAAATACTCAAGCAATAAGTTAAGGCAAGTCATTGAGAATGACACCCCTCATTTTATCGCTAAGTCATTTATAACAGCAGCATTCGATTACGATCACTATATTACAGAGTATCATCTGTATTGGTATAATGCTAACAAAGGAGTATTTGAAGATATGCACTGTTACCAGCAGATGTCTTTTAAGCAATTGAATAATAAAGAGCTGAAATATTTTAAATTCATAGAAGACCAGTACAATAAAGTAGTGGATAGCCGACATGGTGTAATATGGGAAAATAAAAATATAGGATTCAATAAGTCTCTAGTTCAAATACACCAGCTTACCTTATTTTAATTCAAAATTTTAAGTATTCTTCCAGTCTTTGCGTCTACCCTAGCCAGCTTCATTCTAAAGTTCGTCTCCGCTGATTGCACATAACGAGTAATTATATGCTTATCTAACGATTCTCCCTTGATATTCTCTGGTTCATACTTAGCATGAGCCTGTGCATTGATATAGGCAAAGGTTATAGCAAATATGGCATCATCATAGTCATATCTGGTATCTGCTGCCTGGTATCTTGTTTGTCTATGGTTGGTAGTAGTCTTTAAATCCTTCTCTACAAAGGTTTTTAGTTGCTCCCATATCCACGGAACATCGATATTATTAGCATAGGCATCTATCATCTCCTCAGTTTTGGCAATAATCCTAGGAGCTGTGTTCGCTTTATTCGATATTCCAAACCATTTACCTCCATACGTATGGAAATACTCTGGTAATTGCGTATTAGCGGTAAACTTAGTCTTAAATCCATGTATTTCCTGGAAATCTACGTGCATATCCCCAATGTTATTCTCCACAAGCTCCTTAACCCCTCCTCTTTTCTGCTGATCGTAGTATAAGCTCTGCAATAATACCTGCAAATACGTGTATTTAAACTTCTTATCCCTATGGAATACCACAGAAGCTACAGAATTAGTTAAGCTATCCCATATTGCACTACACATCATGGAGTGTCCAGTCTCAGAGTTAATAGGGTCAGTACCTTGATACCACCGACTTTTCCATACTTCATTATCTGGAGGATGATTTATTACAAGGGCTGAGGTTGATACATCTTCTCTTCCTCTTGTGGGTATCCACCTGGCTCCAATGATTCTATATTCCGTAATTAAGTCTGGTGTTGGCTGTGACATATCCATTATAGGTTCAAAGTACCCATACTCTATTGGAATATCCTTGCCGTAAATATCATTTAGTCTTTGATTACAGATATGTATCGGCACAAGAGTTCTTGCTTTCCGTAGGAACATATCATCGATTGTGATCGGGTAGTGTTGATGAAACTGCACTTTAGCAACTTCTCCTTTTTTGGTTCCTTCCAATGCCAGGTATGCTTTACGTTCATTGTTGATGTGCTCATCATTGACACCTCTTCTGGCGTAGGCGTTAAAAAACAGTGGGATAATTCCATATTCATAATTCTTTTCTTTCCATTGTGATAGACACATTTTAAATTCTGCCTCAAATACAGAACCTCCCTTATCCATTTCCCCTCCAGTTCCCCAAGCGATAAACTGCTGTTGCATAGTCATCTTCTTAGTTTCTGGGTTGTACTTAAATAAAGCAGGTCTACCTTCCCTCATCATCTCACCAAAGATGTCGAATAGACCAATCTCATCGATAAATACCGCTGATGGAGAACCACCATTAATAGCATCTACCTGTGGACTGTCTACCTGGAAGCGTGAAGCACCCCCATCATCTCTACCTTTCTTGTCTCCTTTTTTATCGAAGGACATAACCTGGTC